AACCACCAGCAATAACACAGACAAAACGAGTAGCAGCGTTACCAGTACCAGAATCAGCAGCAGCAACACGACGTGTTAAACGACGAATTTGAGCGTTGAAGTTAGCACCAGCAGCATCGATAACTGCATCAAGAGTAGCAAGAGCAGTAGCACTGATTTGGAAAGCACCCATGTTGTCGAAGTCGATTTCGCCAACACCGTTAGCACTTGCGATTTCGGCTTCATCAACCTCAAATGCTACAACACCAACAGAGCTGTCAGTGATAGCAAGAAGATCAGCATCAAATTCAATGAACTTAGCATTAGCATCAGTTACAGCACCGTTACACAAGAAAGCAGCGTTAACTGTAATGTGGGCTTGAGTAATGTTACCATCGTTAGAGCCAGATGGAGATGCGTAAGCATAACCAACAGTTGTGCGAGGACCGGAAAGGTCTTCTTTGTAGGTCGCACCAACAAGGCTAACGCCATCAGCGATACCAGAAGCAAGTTGATTACCACCATAAATAGAAGCAGTACCATCGGCGGTGTTACCCATACGAGGAGAGCTTGCGGTTCTTCCGTTCTGCTCGTCACCAAACGAGAAGTCAAGGAAGAAAATGAGACCTGATGGAAGGCTCATTGGTTGAACGCTAACAAGATCGTTAGCAATAAGTCCGGCGAATACACGACGAACGATAGGGAAAGCAACAGCAGCAAAACCGTCAACATCGCCAGCGGTCATAGAAGACGCTTCGCGAAGAAGTTCTTTTGCTTGGTTTTCCAAAAGTCGGGCCATTGATGAACGTTCACGCTCATCGGTAAGACCCTCAAGGAGACCAGTTTGGCCCCACTTATTCAAAAGAGCTTCGCCTTCTTTACGCATATCGCGTTGGACCATCCCTTCTGTGAGAGTTTGTATAATAGACATTTTTATAATACCTCCATTAAATGATTAGTTAATGCCAGCGAGTTTTTTCATTCGGTCAGCAAAGGACATGGACTCGGTAACCACTTTTTCTTTGCGCCGAGGCATAATGGCTGAGAGGTTAGATCTTCTGTTTACAGACTCGCTCAGTGATTGTGGTCCTTTACTTTGAGAGGAACCCACCGTAGCAGTAAGAGTCTCATGAAGAGTTTTTGCTTCTTCAGCAGATTTTGCCTGAGCGATGGCTTCAACAATTTTAGATTTTTGTCGCTCATTCAGGGAGGCATCGCTTAAAGTTTTATTAGAATATATAAGCCTTGCATTTGAGGCAAGTACTTCATCTAACGTAGTTTTGAGTTGTTCAACAACTCCTAAAAGTTTAGTAGCATCCTCAGTTCTTTTATCTAAGGATTCTTGAAGTTCAGATACTCTCTTAAGAAGTGCTTCGTTTTCTTCTTTGTATTTGGTATCTTCCATTTGAGCAAGTTGACGATCTTGTTGGTATCCAACCTCTGTTTCATTGGTTGTGAAAAAACCCAATTTATCAGCGGCCATATCAACAACAAGTTCTTCTTCGATCACTTCCTCTTCTTCTAAGAGGGTTTTGGCTAATTCAGCGACCATCTCTGTGAGATTTAGATCACCTAATGCATCGCCTTCTTCTTCTGCTCCGAGGTCATCAAGGAGGTCTTCGGTGCTTTCTTGTTGTTCACCATCCGAGGTGGGGTTTTCTTCAGCGGCAGCAGCCACTTGATCAAGGTCGAGATCAAAGAAATCACCCGGATTAAAGTTAAATTCAAATTCTGCGCTGACCTCAGCGTTAGGATTTACAATACTTTCTGGTGATGCTCCCAATGGTGCATTAACTTGCATTGGTTGGGGACTTGAGCCCAAACTCATTTCTTCTTCATTAATTAACTGTGTCTCTTCTAGGTTTCCTGCTTCAGCAAGAAATACACCACCGTCTTGGCCTTCAACTTGTACGCCATCTTCATCAATTTCTCTAATCGTGCCAATAGCACCCGTTGAAATTTCTCGAACAGTAGACCCAACACTAAGATCCCCCGTCGTTCCTTCAAGTAACGACTCTACGGCATCTTTTATTTGTGGGGCGTATTTTTCTATAATAGCCTGTTCAGCATTTTTTAAAGCAGCGTCGCGAAGTGCGGCGGCATCAACAATTGCTTGTTCTAACATTGAAGACATTAAGGTTTCTCCTAGAAATAGTTTATCACAAGTAAATAGTGTTTTTAATGAGAAAAGGAAGATTGCGTTATATTAGACAAAGTTGGTATATGTTACTGACTCATTAAATGCTAGAACAACTGTTACACCCATGTTAGCTACTGTTTGTCCTGTCTTCACCCCAAACAGTAACATATCTCCCGGCTCAAACGTGTTAGAACCAGAAACAGTTATACTATTTCCAGTAAAATCTATCATCCCTTTGTACGCTGTGCTGGTTGCCGCACCACCTAAAGTGAATGATGTATTCGTTGAAGATGTAGCATGTGTTCGCGGTGTTCCTGCTTGTGATTCGTTAGCAGGTTCTACATTTCTGTATAACGCAAATGTTATTTGCATACCATCGGCTCCAAGTCCTCCGTGATCAGTAGGAGTAAAATAAACTCTCTCGACTGAACCAGATGCTGGGGCCACAAACTTTGTTTGTTGATTGATCGTGGCGTTAGTGTTGCCTCCGTTGTTTGTTACAGATATGAATTGCAGGTTAGTGTTAAGTGACGAATTACACAAGAAATAAGACAATGTTCTGCTTGTTTCAGCATCACCCACATTGGATAAATTTGATCCGTCTCCATAGAAAGCGGATCCAGATATATTTCCAGAACCAGAAATTTGGTTATTGTTGAAATTGAGAGTAACATCTGAGTCGGCCATCATTGTTATTGCACCGGTATTAATACCTCCATCCGAGTCAAGGAAAGTGTTTCCTCCTGATGCAATCACCGTAGTACCATGACTTTGCAAATAAAGTCCTGATCCTGAAATCTGAGAAGATGAAGAAATCGGTACAGATACTGTGGCCATCGCAGACTCAATAGTCACGGCATTAGTGTTGTCGGGAACCTTAAATCTTATGATCGAGTCAGCCAATAAGTTTAGATCATTATCACCATGTATTTCAAGCTTCTTAGTATGACCTACACCTGACGATGAAGATACACCATGTATATAAGGTCCTTCATCAGAACCACCTGAAAGGTCCCACTGTATTCTATTGTTATTATTATTGGACAAAACAATATTACCAGAACCAGTTATGTGTCCTCCGGCTTGAATATCAGCGGAGGCAGAAAGAGAAGCCGCTTGAACAGAGCCAGCACTAGTTATATCTCCATCAGTAACAGCAACATTGAAAACTGTCGAGTTGGCTGTGTTTTTAATTTGTAAAGCCTCGCTCGCAATAGATATTTTTCCTCCGGAAGAGGTTATCTCCAGAACAGAAGCGCCATTAGTTGCAGACTTTAATTTCCTAAATCCTGTTATGTCTGCATTTGAATCAAGAACCATCGCTTTGCTGGCGGCGGCGGTTCCTGCTGTTACACCATCAAGCACACCAAGTTCGGTTGCTGATAGAGTTGTAGCGGCGACACCAATTACAAGATTACCACCTGCTTTAAGGTCAGAGGAGGCCGAAAGGTTTGTTGCCTTTACATCACCACTTGTAACGACAGCATCAGAACCATCGTATGTGAAGTTTGAATTAGAATCTACTGTTTTAGTTGTTGCATTGTTAACTGTTACAACAGCATTAGCAGCAGCGTTGGCTATTGGTAGCCCAGTTAGTTGTCTACCGTCACCATAGAAAGCACCCGTGATTGATACATCATTACCAAATGATGCGCTTCCAACCACATGAATTGTTCCAGAACCAGATATGCTTGATGCAAATACATTTCCGTTGTTATCCAAGAAAGTATTGCCTCCGGTAAAAATAGAGTTCAAAATACGAAGTGAGGATCCTGAAAGATCTCCTGATGCTGATAGCGCAGTCGTCGCCAATGTGTTTGATCCGGTCAGGAAGAATAATTGTGCATCACCTGCGAGATCACCATCATCATTAAACTGAACTTGTGTATTGGACCCTCCGGGAGTGGGTGCTCCGGAAATACCAGTTAGGTTCTCTCCGTTTCCATGAAAGGTCGAAGCAGAAATAACAGAGGATGTTAAGAAACTAATCCCGCTGATAGTTGTGGGAAGTCGAGCAGTATCAAATCTCCCTGATGTTACTTGCCCTGCCGCAAGACTGTCGAACCCTGATTCAAGGGTTCCCAGTTGCATCTTCTTGTTACCGGCGGAGGAACTTATGAGTATGTGATCGTTATCGGAGTACGCTACCGTTCCGAGTCCAGTTAAATCTATTTTAATACCATTTGTCTCAGAAACAAGACCAGATGCCGTTCCACTCACTTGCACAACCAAATTGTTGCCGCTTGTAGAAAGACCGTTTGATGCGCTGATTTGAGAACCGCTAACAGAACCGATTATACTTTCAGCCAATAGGTTTCCAGCCAAACCAACATTTGTAAGACCAGATCCGTTACCAGATATTGTCCCAGTGACGCTTAAGTTATTACCAAAGGTTGCAGCACCAACGTTATGGAATGTTCCGGAACCAGAGACATTACCATCGACCTCAAGTTCAAAAGTTGGTACAGTGACCCCAATCCCTATATTACCAGTAGCAATAACAAGGTTTCCAGTGTTAACTTGTACTCGATCAGGATTTAGGTTACCATAAATTGTAAATATTTGAGTTCCGCCGTCAGCCATAAAAGCAATATTATCTGTGCCGAACTGTATTCTTGTATCACTATCTCCTGTGTGAGAAATCCTCTCACCAATTGAAATATTACTAGCCGATAGATCAGTAAAGGTCTTTTGTCCATCAATAGTCTGGTTTGAATGGTTATCAACCATGTATTCAATAGTACCAGATACTATATCACCATCAGCGGTTTTTGTGGTCCCCTGAAAGGCAGCCCTCTTGCTAAAAATATTATATGACATTTTTTATCCTCGTTATAACTAATTTGTTGTGTTATTGTTCAGTCAACCTAAGTGTTACGACGGCATCGTTGGTATCCCCAGACGTGCCTGTTGATTTTCCTACTTTTATTTGAATAAGGTCGCCCTCTTGTATGGACACATTGGTATTAAAAATACCTGTGTTGACATCGGTGTTGCCGCTTCCTAAGTTGTTAACTGTTTGTGTGAAATCGTCAGCAGCTACTGCAATAGATGTTGCAGAATTAAAATTTGATTGATTCTTGTAGATGGAAACTGTAATGGTCCCGTGGTTTGATGTAGAAAAATTATTTGCTTTAACAGAGAGAATAACTTTATTTATTTGACCAGTAAAGGGTGCAATAAACCAACTTTTTATATTTTCTGGGGCATTGCCGCCAATTGAAACAACATTGTGAAAGTTAACAGGCTTTGCTGTGGTATCAATCTCAACATGGCCTTGAAAAAACTGACTGGTGCCTCCGCTTGCTCCGGAGACATTTGAAAAAGTTAGATTACCAGAACCATCGGTCATGATAACTTGACCACTAGTTCCATCAGCATCTGGGAGTTGATATACTGGCCCGCTCTGATCAACTAAGGTAATGCTTCCAACAGAAAGGCTAGCTTGGCTATCAAGAACACTTTGTCCTCCGAGACTAATACCTTCTTGAAGATGGAGTATTGATGCGGAGATTGACTGAGACGATGAGATCGGCATCTCAACTTCAGCAACATCATTACTAAAGTCAAATTTAACTTTTGTTGAACTGTTGTTCATCACCCTTACGCTTTCGTCAGCCGTAAGATATAAAACATTATTTGCATCAATGTTTAAAGAATTAGAACCATCGCCAACCTCGCTTATAAAAACCGAAGCGGGGGTTGGGGTTGAATCAAAATAAAGATTTGATCCTCCGTCTAAATATAAGTTTGAACCATTTGCTAAATATACATCGCTGCCTGATATGCTTAATATGGTTGATCCGCTGGTTACAAATCCAATGTAATCTTCTTCAAAATCTATGACTGTGTTTCTATCCGAATCATCAGATCCAGACAGGTCACCAATGATTTGTCCACCAATTGAAAAATTAAAAGCCATTTCGTTACCTCGTGCTATCCATAATTAGGCTTTTGATAATAAAAAGGGAGGTTGCCCGAAGGCAACCTCCACAGAATATACACCAATAGTATATAAAGATAATCCAATCGGTTGATTAGAATACTTTAAAGTGGTTTGCAGCTACATATACAAGTTCAACAGCAGCGTGTGGCGATTCAAGCTTAATCGAGTCAACACCGTCAATCTTTTGCGCAGAGGCTTGAGTATTGATAACGAGGTAACGCAGAGCAGAACAGTCAGACGGAGCCTTAATTTTGATTCTTTGACCAACAACCATATCACCAGACGCTGGAAGAGTCACAGAGTCTTCGCCATTAGCACTGAAATCAGCAAAGTAGTTAACACCAACGGCAAGAGTATCACCATCAGCCTTAAGAGCAACAGCTTCAGAAGTCATGTAAGTCTTAAGACTTGACATAGCAGCTTGCTTAAGGGTACCACCATTACCACCGTCGTTGATAATCATTTGATCAGAATCTGCGATAGTAAATGATGAAGCAGCAGTGTTACCATCAAGGATGTTCAATTCAGCAACAGTAGCAGAAACAGCAGTTGTACCTGGATTAGCAGATAATGCTGGAAGGTAGTATTGACCAGCGCTAAGTTGTGGCAAGAATACCTCAGTATCAGCAACTGGAGTACCACAATTAAGAATTGTTTCG